AAGGTATTACCTTTTAATTTAAGTGCTAGATTACGAATAAAATTTTGTCTTGATTTGCTACTTACAAGATAATCTATTTCATCTTGATACTTACCACTTGCAACCATTTTACTATTCTCTATTGTGTGTTTTAGTATTAAACATCTTACAACTAAATTAGATAGTTGTTGTTTGTCCATAAGTTTTCTTGTAGATGTAACCTTGTTTACAGCACCAAACAATCCTTCTAATACGAGTTTGTGTGTTTGAGCACCATCTAATGTACCAGTCAGACCAATACGATATTTGCAATCTTCAAGTTTTGTCATAATCTCTGTGAGTGATTTAGATTTAAATAAATGAGCTTCATCACCAAAGACAACACCAAACTGTTCAAAGTATTTTTTAGGTAACTTGTATAGACTTTGCCATGTAGATATTAATACTTTCTTATCTGTTTGATTAGAGTATCCACTATACAATCTATGACAATTTTTCTTTACATTCCAACCGTATGATTGAAAGTCAGAATACATTTGCTCAACTAACGAGGTTGTCGGTACAATCAATAATATTCGATTGTTAGGGGCATCTTTAACTAAATGAGAATAGTATCTTATAAGTGAATATATAATGAATGATTTACCTGAAGCTGTAGGACTTAAAAGTAAAGCACGATTGAATTTTAAACTGTGATATATTGCGTCTATCTGATAGTCTCTAGCTTCAAATTTTTGACCTAAACTATTAGAAAACTTTTTAACAATTTCTTTATCTACTTTGTTATTAATTTCAACATCTTCTCCTGAAACAATTTGATATCCTCTTTCTTCAGCAAATGCTCTAATGTATGGAAACAACCCAAAGTATATTTCTTTTGTTTTCTGAGAGTATAATCTTATCTTACCGTCCCACATACGATTACGAAATGCTGGCATAAACTTATAGCCAGGTACATAAAATGTAAAGAACTCTGATATTTCTCGTTGAATGTTTGGATCACAATCAACGGTTATATAGACTTCGTTTTTCTTTTCTATTATTAAAGTATCCATGTCATTATACTATATCTATCGCCACTTGTAACCTTTTGAACTTCATGAGGAAACATGAAATTAGATGGGAAGACAACAGCAGAACCTTTTTTCTTTTCTAAAGGCTCACCACATAATACAAACTCACCACCCTCATAATCATCATTTAAAAATATTAAAGATGTTAGGTGTGGATAACCTTGTTTTTGACCATGACTGTGATGAATATTATCTATATGCTCTTTCATAAACCCGCCTGTTTCGTAGCAGTTAATTCTAAAATGTGTGTATTGTTGTATTTTAATTCTTGTATGTATTGATATATAATCACTTACTGCTGTATCAAATCCTTTTTGTATAGTTTTGTAACCAAACATTTGTGGTGCTATCCAAAACTCTTTCATATCAACTTTAGATGTACCTAAATTTTTAGTAGCAGTTGAAAAGGTAGAAGTCTTCCACCCTTTAAATGAATTTTTATTATAGTGTGCAATTATATTATCACAAGCGGCAGGGCCTAATACTTGTGGATAATAATATATGTAATTATAAAGTTTGTCTTTAGAAATCGGCTGATTGGAACTCATGATGTTCACCTACTTGTCCTTTCACTTGCATATTCCATGCTATACTTATTCGTTTATTATTTGACTTGTTTTGTTGTACCTGATGTGGCAACCACGCAGGAAAAAATATTGCTCTGTTTGTTTTAGACGCATAACTTAATAGACTAGAATTTAAAGTATTCTTTTCTTTCTTTCTTGGTACGATAACATCAGCTGCAGGTCGTGGGTCGTGAAAAACTATACTTGCGCCTTGGTCTGATTGTAAATAATATGTACCACTTAAAAAATTATTTGAGTGTGTGTGCATTGGATGATGTTCAGTAGTTCTTAATACATTTGCCCACATATCAGTAATGATTAAATCTTCAACATCATAACCTAATGTCTTACATATATCTTTACCAGTCTTTACAACCAAATCTGAGAAATGTTTAAACTCTTTTTTTGTTTGTAAGTTTGCTGATTTTGTTTGCCAGTTATCATCATAATCTCTTTCTGACCATAACTCACCAATATACTTTTTCATAGTAAGTATTGTTGATACCTCTGTGGCTGTTACTTGCGGTATAAAATTATCTAATAAGAATATATTAGTTGCGAATATTTTTTGATGTTCCATAAGTCTCCAAGTTTCTTTTTATACTTCTTTTATACAAAACATACATGATATAATACAAGGGATAAATTAAAGGAATATGATAACAATGTTTTCCTCTTACAATTAACATATGCCATATCCAACTTTTTTCGATATGACTAAACCCAACGCAACCTAAAAAACACCTAGATTGCACCACTTGTAAACTTCTTCCACTCTATTGCATTTTTAATTAAGAATGTTCTATTATTAATACTTCTTAAAACCTGCTCAAGGTAAGTTGTAACTTGTTTTAGATATGCAGCTTTTTGGTCTGCTTTCTGTAATTCTTCATCTGAATCCATATAGATATGTACATCTGCTTTTAGTATTTTTAAATCAAATGGTTTTTCTACATAAACCGATGGGTCTGATTTGCCTGTATAGTATTCCCATTTATGTCTTTTTAAAATGTTATAATCGTATTCAGCCTTCTTTAGTAATAAAGAAAACTTGTTAAAATGTTGTAGGTACTTATTGTGTAATAAAGGTATTTTAATTGATTCAGCGTCTAACTCAGTATCATCAAGTTTAAAATCTTTATCTACCTGTTGTTGTAATTCTTCTAGTGTCATAAGGGTATTATATCACCTTTTGGTTTATTTGTCAAGGCTTTTGACCATTTCTTTTTGTGTTATATAAGAAAGATTAGCACAATCTTTCCACTCGTCTATTTCACAATCTATTGCTGATGTTCCAATAGAATTTAAATTTACTTTGTAAAACTTGACATTTTTAAATTTATTAAATGTATTTTTGTGTTGTAGTATCCAGTTAAAGGTTTCATCAGGATTATTTGGTCTGGCATAATCAGCGTTCTCATCAGCATATCCATTTGTACCTGCATAGACATTGTTTATTTTATTATCTAAACTATATAAATCATGGCCGATAATATATACTTGTTTTGCACCCAACTCACAAGCAAGATAAATGCTTCTTGAACCTGTTGCATATGCAAAGCCATCTACATCTGGTTCTATGTCCTTTACCTTATCATTGTCGGTTACTCCGGTGATATAGGTTATGCCTAAATTATGCCCTTTTGTGAGCGTAAACACTCCATCAGCACCATGATATACCACTTGTTCACTATTGTTCCAAACAATATCAGTTTTATCTGCCATTGTTTTTAACATTTCTTTTGCAACAAATATTGGCACAGGTGTCCAGTATCCTAAATAACAAGTATGTTTGTGTGCATATCCTGACCGATATATTTCGTGTCCTATTCTTGAATCTAATCCCACAACAATATCTGGTGTGAAATCACGATAGATTGCATTACAACCTATTACTGTTCCGTGTTTTTTGAAATCGTCTAGATTTAGACTTTTACGAGAATTGCCATTACCAAAACAAAACGCTGTCGTCATTATATATCATCCTGTATTTTTACTACTATGTAGTAGATATTTGTACTATATCATAATTCATATAGTTAAAACTAACTGAAGCATTTAAATAATCTACATCAGTTTGTCTTACATCATAATTTAAACTACCCAAAGATGTTGGATAAACATTTTGAAATCTTATCTCTGTCTTAGGAATATTCTTACTATTTAAAACTGTGAGTATTGCGTCTGAATATATACCACCTTCACTTAAAGGTTGAGGTGTAGAGGTACCAGTTGCAGCTGTACTTCTAGAAGAACCAGGAAATCTATCACTACCAGCAGATTGTAAATCTTGAAACTGCTGATTGTTACTAGGAAATCCTAGACCAATAATCCAATCATGTATCTCTTTATAGTTGTTTAAATTTTCGTCAACAAGAAATGACATATCAAGAGCAGAATAAGTTATCTTATCACCAGGCAGAGGTATATCATACAAAGGATTAGTTTGTGTTGCTGAACCTAAATTGATGCCAGGTATATTAGCGCTTTGTACAAAAAATTCTACTAGTGGAAGTTTAGTACACTTGAACCTAAACTGAATAGGACTAGCATAATCACTTTTAGAAGGTTCTCTTGTAATTACATTTGTTGTTGTCATACTACTATTTATAATAGTTTTTAGGGGGTACTATCATATGACCGTGTTCTCTTTTCCGTCTGAGGCGGCGGCTATGACAATCTTTTTTCCAGAAAAGGCTTAAAAAAAGGGGCCGAAGCCCCTTTCTTTATTTTCCGAGAGGAATCGAAATTACATAATGTTTGTAACTTTAACTCGTCTGTAGTATAAGTTTTGACTTGCAGAAGCAACAGCACCAGAGTTATCTAATGCGCCATCTCCACCAGAGTGTGCGAAAGGATTTTGAACCATTCCGTATCTAGTTTTGAATCCAATTTTTGGTTGGAAACTGTCTTGACCAACTGCTCTCACCATTTGTAGTGGAACATATGGGCAATAGAACAAACCAGAATCGTAAGGTGAAGTTCCTTTATAACCAATTACATAGTACTGACTAGCAGATATGTTCGCTGCATATGGATCAACATATACTTTGAATTTACCGTTTAGTACACCAGCAAAAGTATTACCTGTGTCATCAACATTTAAGTTAGAGTTTAACGCAGGAGCGTAATCTAAAACACCAGCCATTTGTAAAGCAGAAGCAACATCAGCAGAACAAATAATAATGTTCCCTTTACCTCTTCTTGTTAATTGACCGATAGCGTTAGCGTCTCTTTCTAGTTGATATAACAACCCTTTAAACTTCTCAACTGACCAACGACCATTTGAGTCTGTATCTAAATCAAAGATACCAGCAGTAGTTGTATTTACTTGAGCACCCGCTTTTGCGTGTGAGTAAAT